GTAGAGGGGTCTGCCAGGGCCGCCAAGCCCCGCTTTCCTCCGGCGGCTCCCTCGTACCCCATCCCCGCGCCCACAGCCCCAGCGGCCCGCGTAGGCAGGCTGAGGGCATCGCCTACGGCGGCGAGTCCCGATTGCTCTCTGGGAGAAACCGTCCGATAGGCGTAATCCGGCAGGCGGCCGGTGTTGGGGTCCGGGAAGGCGAACGGCATTGGCGCCCGGGTCGGCGCGTATTCCTTGGATGCGCCTGGGAAGGCGGCGGAGGCAAGGGTCAATGGCTTTTTGTACTCCGGCACCGGCCCCGCCTGACTTTCGGCCATCTTCAGATCGCCCATGCCGGCGGCCGGATCATACTTGGCCTTAAACTTCGCGGTCGCCTCCCGGATCACGTCTTCCGGCGCCCCATCGTCGATCATCTTTTGCACAAGCCCTCGAAAGGCTTCCCGCTTGGCTGGGTCAATCGCCATCAGAGCCCCGCATCCTTGAGGTAATCGTCGGCGGTCTTCTTCCCTTTCGGCGCACTGGGATTGAGCTGCCTTGCGGGCGCGTCGATACTCGTCGCGGATCGCTTGTCGGCTTTAACGTATCGGTCATATTGGCCGCGCGCCGACTCGTAGTAATTTTGGAGACCGAGGCGGAATTCCTCAATTGTGCCGGTGGTGTTGATACCGAAGGCGGTATTCAGGCGCTCGAACTCCTGATCCGAAACAGCCGCCCCGCTCTGTCGCTTCAGGATGGCGTTGATGAGAAATTGGAGCGTTGGCCGAATCGTATTGGCTTCGTCCGTCTTCCAGAACTTCCTAAGGGGCGCGGTGCCAAACCCGAACCCGGATATTCCGTCTTTGCCGTAAATGCCACCCGGCACCGACTTGTCGAGCTTGTCAAACATGTCGATTTCGGTTTTCAGTTCGTTGGTGTTCTTGACGAACTTGGTTTCACGCTCGGTGTTCTGGTTTTCCTTATTCTGCGCGAACTTGTCTTTTTGGAAGGCGCGGTTCTCTTCCCCGGCTTCGATGCGGTCTTTATAGACCTCCATCATCATTTCCTGGTAGGGGGTTAAAGGCTTTCCCGCCGCAATGTCCGCATCGATCTGCTTCTTGGCCTTGTAAATCTCCAGATGTTCCTCTTTCGAGAGCGGGGCTTTGGCGGGTGGCTTCGCCTTCGGCCCGTAGCCCTCCACCCGCTTGCCGCTGGACAGGGGTTGCCCCTCCTCGCGCTCCACGAGGACCGGCTTGCCATCGGGGCCGGTATATTCCTCCACCTTGTAAGTCTTTGCCTTCGGCTGCGGGAAACTGCTCCGGTGCGCCTTGAAAATCTCCATCGACTCCTGCGGGAACTGCTGGGCCGTGGTCTTCAAGGCTTCCCTTAGACCCTCCTCCGTGGTCAAGTCCTTCCCCTGGGAGGCTTGGATAAAAGCGTCTTCAAATTGGCGCTTGCGCCCTTCCACCTTGTCCTTCCGCACCATGTCGCGCAGGCCCAGGCCGCCCGTGATCCCGCCCTGGATGGTTTCGGCCATGTTCGGGGTGCGGATGCGCTCCAGGAAGGAGGAGTTGATATTCGGCGCGTTGAGGTATCCGGGGTTCATCAAGCACCCCCAAACAGGAGCGAGAGCAAGGAAACGCCGTCCCCGATCAGGCCCCTATTGGCTTGGCTCTTGAGCATGGAGGCGATGGCTTGGGTTTGCCCCGCGTCCCCGGTCAACTTGGCTATTTCGCTCGCCATCTTCATGTAGATGTCGCTGGTGTCGTCGGTGGCGGTCTTGCCGGTGTCGGCGATGCCGGTCAACTGCTTCAGCCAGGAATCCATGCGGGCGTCATAGTCCGCCTTTTGATCGCCGTAGAGGCCGTAATTCCAGCGGTCGGTATCGCGCATGTTCCGGTAATCGAAGTTTCGCCCATCCAGGTACACGTCGGTCATGTACCCGCGGTCCTTGTCGAAGCGGCTCCAGGCATCGTTGTAAGCGTCGGCCTGCGCGCCGGTCGCCCACTCGCCGAGCTGGTTCTCGGTGCCGGTGGAACCCAGAAGGCCGCGGGCGGAGGCGGATGCGAGGATATTTTTATTCCCGCGCTCGATGATCTTGTCCAGGTAGGGATTCATGTAGTCCTGGATGTTTCCCAGGGTGCCGTACTTGGTTTCGAAGGCGTTGGACTGGAATGCCGGGGCAGCCGCGGGCGGGTTGAAGGTCGGCTGGGCACCGTAGTCTCGCGTGTAGGTCATGCCGTCTACCTTGGCCGTCTCGGTCTTGGGCGGGGCGGTGAGGACATCCTGATTCGCCGAGGCCGGCAGGGCTGTGGTCCCCACCTTGGTCCCGCCCATGAAAGCGTCCCCGGTCTGGGTGTTGATGGTCTTCGCTCCGAACGGCGAGGCGGTCAGCACGTCCTCGGACTTCGGCGGCTCGTAGGTCGAGCCCATCGCCGGACCCGGGGACTGAACGTAGGTTTGCTTCTGGGTCGGGGGCTGGAAGGTACTGCCGGTGGACGGAAAGCCAGTCCCGAAGGGGTTATCCAGATTCATCCCCCACGATCCCTGATTTGTGGCAAAGGCGGGTGCCGGCTGCGAGCGGGGGGCGTACATGCCGGATCCCGGATAGGTGGGCTTGGCACTGGCCCCGGTATAGGGCTTGTTGTCATAGGGCCACATTAGACGGTCCTCCCGGTGGTGGGGATGTAGGGGCCGGACCCGCGGGGGCCGGGCATTTCGCCCCGGGCCTGCCGCAGGATGTCGGCGATGGAAAGCGGGTAGTTGCCGAGGGCTTGCGGGCTGTACGGCAGGTCACCCCCCCGCATCCCGGCGGCATAGGGGTTGACCGGGCGCGGGTTGTGAACGTCGAACCCGGCGGGCATGTTCTGGGGGGTGTTCTGCTTGACTTGGCTTGCGCCCATGTCCATCACCAGCTCGGAGAGAGACGGCATCGGCATCGCGTTCGGCCGGACCATCTGCGTAGGCGCCGGGGCGGGCTTCTTCGGTAGCTCGGGCAATGCCTGGGGGGTGAACGTCGCGGGCCCGCCCTGGGGCTGCCAGGGGGTGAAGGAGGCTGATCCCTTGGACGGGTCGAAGCTAAACCCCTGGGGGCTGTAGCTCTGGGAGGTGAACGACTTCCCATAGGGCTGGACGAAGAAACCGCCCTGCACCAAGTCGCGAAGCTGGGAATAGTCCTCGGCGGCGTGCTCGGTGTAGGGCTTCTTCGCGTCCGTCGCCTGCTTGCCGGCTGCTCGGATCAGCTCTGCGGCCTTGTTGATGGCGTCCACCTGGATGTTCGCGCCCTTCTCGTAGGCGCTTCCCCCGGACAGCCAATCCCAGAAACCCGAGTCGTCGGTCTTTTGGGCGATGGGTCCACCCTGGAGGACGGGATCGGTTGTGGCGGGGGTGTAGCTGGATCCGATGGCGGGGCCGGGCGCCTGCGCCATCGGGGACGGGCTGCGGGTCACGGGGGTGGACGTGGACATGGTTCCTTCGCCCAAGTTACCGATGGCGTCCTTGACGTTCCCTGCGGTTTTGCGAATCATCCGAAGCAAGTTTGCCATAGTCAGTTTCTCCCTACTTCCATGTCCAGATCGGCGGACTGAAGAACGAGGCGGGCCGCGGGCCCGGTGAAGGTGAGGCGGTAATACCGCTGTCTGGAGGAGCCCAGCCGATCCGCCGACAGCATGACCCGCTGGCCTGTCGTCCCGCTGGTGATGGCCTTGCTCATGGTGCGGGCGGTGGACCAGGAAAGCCCGGCGTTATCCGACCACTCCAGGGTAGCGGACAGGGTGTAGGACGCGCTGGAGTCATGGTCTACTTCCACCACAAAGCGGATGCGGTGGTGGAAGATCAGCTTCGCACTGGCCTCGATGGGGCCGAAGGTGCGGATCCGGGTGATGGCGGTCCCATCCTCGCTGTTGGCCGTTTGCTCGTCCAGCGCATAAACCTTGCCGTTTGCCGCGTCGAAGGCATAGGGCCACGGGGTACTGGTTGGAAAAGCGTTGACCGCCGTGCGGACGCGGTTGTATCCCGTCCCGCTGCTGGTCCGCTCATGCCAAGAGTCCGTCGTCAGGTCGTAAACCCAGGAAGTCGAATCTGTGGTGGAATTCGTGACCTGGTAGAGCATGTGCCCATTGGAGGTATAGGCAAACGCCCAAACGGTTCCGTAGGTCCACGCCCCGATCCGCGATTCAATGTAGGGGGTTGAAATCTTCCGCCGCTGTCCGCCGCCCAGATGCCAAACCGTCCCGTTATAGCCGACATAGAAAATCTCTTCACGGCATTGCGCGATGGTGTCTTTGTCCGGCGTGCCGGTGTTGGTGGTTGCGCCCGTGATGCGTTCCAGGGGAAAGGATGCGTTCCCGGTGTTGTACCAGGTTTCCTGGGATTCGGTTCCGATGATGATTAGTTGCTGGTTCGCGACCCGGACATCAATATTCCGATCCGAACGACTTTCCGCCGTGGCCGATGTGGCCGGCGTCCAGTCTGTTCCATCGTTCAGAGCGGACAGGTAGAACGTGCCGGAGGTGCGCGACCCCGTGATGAAGTACCCATCCAGGAAGGCGGCCCCAGCGGGGGCGCCGGGGAAGTTAGCATCCCCGATTGCTACGAAAGCCCCCGAGGACTTGGTGATGATGTACCCAAATCCGGAATCCACCATAAATATTTGCGTTGGATTCTCGGCAAAGAAGACCGTACCGGATGAGGTGTTGAGTGTTCCGATGGTCGAGGAAACCGATCCGTTGGGGTTGAGAAGGTAAACCTTATCCCCATGTACAGAATACAGGCGATAGGTGGAGTCCGAACTATGATACGCCCCACGGCAGGCGGTGTTATTAGTCACCGTCGCCAAAAGGGAAAGTCCAGGCGGGGATACCAACTTCCACCCCTGCGGGGTCTTCTCCGGGTACAGGTTCACGCACCGCTGGACCTCGTTCAAGGTGCGGTCCCCGTAGCTCGGGGCGGTGAACATGGGGAGGGGAATCGTCGGCACTATTCCCCCGTCTCGATGTCGAAGCTGTCCAGCCCCGGCGTCACCGACTCAAAAGAGACCTTGGGAACGACCAGGTTTGTCCGCTTCAGCTTGTACTTGGTCGCCTCGGCAATCGCCACCACTTCCGCTGGTGCTTGCTTGCCATACTCCGGAGCCAATTCCACCGCCAGATTGAACTTGATCGCCTTGTTGTACCCCGGCGGGAAGGCGAGGGTATCGCCAATCGCAACCGCCGTGAACGGCTTCAAGGTGGAGAATCCCACGGTCACCGATGCGCTTGGCACCGGGTACAGGAACAGGGTCGCGGTGCTCATGGTCGGCTGGTGGTACAGCTTTTCCGGGATCGTCGCCTGCTGGGTCTTGTCCAGAATGGCGTTGTACTCGGCATCGGAAATCATCTCCAACGGATAATCCTGGTTGTTCACCCGGATGAACGCTGATTCAATGACCAGCGGTCGGGCCGTGGTCAAGAGGCTCCCGCCGCTGCCCCACGTCCGGCTGGCCTGCCCCCCGGTCCAGGTCGCGGTCTCGCGGGTCCGCTGGTAGATGGTCAATCCCTCGTTGGACCACTCCTCCAACAAGTCATTGAAGATGACCAATAGTTCGCTGTCCTCGGTCGAATCCAGCGTATCGCCGGACCCCTTGACCCCGAGGAGCCGCAAGGCCCCGACAATCGTTTCCCGCGTGGTGGCCATCGGTTACGGCGCGTCCTTCGCCCCGCTCTTCACGGCGGCGTCATAGTCTTCCTGTGTGGTGCAAAGCACGGACACGGGGCCCGCCTCGCTCTTCCGGTACATCCAGCACGGCAGGGCAACCGCCTTTGGCTCCTGCTTCTTCTCGGTCTTCTCTTCCTTGGCCATCAGGCCCTCCATTGAAAAAGAGGGGGCGGGCCATCCCACCCCCTCACGGTGATTAGCCGTCCGCGTGGATGCGGCAGGCGAGCTGCGGCCGGATGGCCTTCTTGCCGTACAGGATGTCCAACCGGCACGGGAAGGTGTCGGTGGAAATCGCGTACTGGCGGACGATGCGCATGGAGATGCCATCGAGCACCTCGCGGGCCGCGAAGTCCACGCCCGAGGGCATGACCAAGTCGGCGGTTGCGAAGGTGAATGCGTCCTTGTGGTAGGCCATGCTGAAGTCCTGCGTGCTCGAAGCGCCGCCGCAGAGCTTGGAGATCGCGGCGTTGTCGGCCGGAGATCCGCTCACGTTCTGGGTAGCGCCGGAGGTCACGATGGACGGGCTGATCGCCAGCGAGGTTGCGCTCGATCCGCTGTTGGCGGTGATCACGAACTGCTGGAGGTTGCCGGTATCCACCTTGGTCTCCGGATGCACGCTGTTCACGCCCGCGACGGTGATGATGTCACCCACGAGGAACGTGGTGGAGCCGGTGTCCACGGTCAGGGTTGCGCCGGTCTGCGAGGCGCCGTTGATCAGGTAGCCGGTCGAGGCGGCAGCGGTGCCGCTCGTGTGCTTCCCGACCATGGAGTTCTCGTAGAACGTGAACCCGCCGGTGCGGCCCATCTTGCCCTCGCGGTACTGCTGCTCAATGGCATCGCTGTCATGGAACAGTCCCTTGAGCGCGTCGATGAGGTCCACGGTGTGCTTGGGAGAGAGGATGACGGAACGCTTGCCGTCCTCCGGGGCCAGGTTCTCCACCAGCTTCTGGCGAGCCTGGAGAATGTTCTTCATGGTCAGGGTGTTGGTGTCGTTGTCCACGACATTCCACACATCCTTGTACATGGAGAGGACATCGTTTTCGACGTTGGCCGCCAGGACCGACATCGCGGGCTCGATGATGCGCTCGGTGAAGCTGTCCAGGTCCAGGGTCAGATCGTCCGAGGTGAACGTGAGATCCACGCCCTTCTGGGTGGCGACCTGGAGCGTCACCGAGGTCTCGGTCACGTCCTGGGTGGAGAGGTTCGCGCCGGTCCGGACCGTGTACTGGTTCGGCAGGCGGATCTTCAGGGAATCGCCGATCTTGGCGCCGGTCTTCGCGAAGGAATCGTCATAGGCACGGTTGATGGTGCCGATGAAATTCAGCTTCTGGTGAAGCGTGGCGAGCGCGGCTCGGGTTACCGCGGTCGGGGTGAGGAGTGTATTTGCCATTTGGCAGGATCCTTTTCGGAGCCGGCCGCATGGCTAGACGCTAGGATGCGCGCTTCCATGTCTGGCTGGCCCTCTGGTTTCGTTTCTTTTCAAGCCAGCGTTTATGCCAGTCGTCCGGGTTCAATTCGTCGCTCAGGCCCTCGTCGGGTTTCCCCTTCGGCTTGACTGGTGAAATCGGGTCTGGTGCGGCCGATTTCTTCTTGAGGGCGGGAGCGGTGCCGAGACGCGCTTTCAATTCGCCGATCGCGACGGCAGCGGAGAAGGGGTCCATGGACGCCAAGGCTTCCGCCTCGGCCTCATGGGTGGCCAGGTAATAGGTCACGTCCGGACCCTTGCCACTCCGAAGAATGGCGGCCTCCACATGGCGCGGGATGGCTCCGCTCTGGACGAAATCGGGGACCACGTCGTCGTAGTCCTCGTATCGCTTTCGGGCTTCGCTCTCCTGCTGCTTCCAGGTCTTCGCGGTCTCCTGGTGAGTCCGTGCGGCTTCCTGCTGCTCGAACATCTGCCGGGCCACCTTCTCCGCCTCGCGACGGATGATGATGGCGGGGTCTTCCTCCCCGTCGGGCTCGGCATCCTTCTGCGGGGCGCGCTCGCCGCTGGAGAGCCGATCCTGAAGGGCCTTCAATTGGCCCCTCAGCTCGTACTTCTCGCGGGTGAGCTTGCTGATCCGCTTGTCGATGCCGTTCGTCTTCGGCTTTTGTTCCTGTTCTTGTTCCGGGCTTCCCTCGGGTTGCGTGTTTTCCGGCGTTCCCGTTTCCGGGGCCGTAGTTTCAGGCGAGGTTTCCGGTGCTTGCGTCGTCTCGTTGTTCTCGATATTCATGGATTTCTCCAAGGGTTTGAACCGCATAAACGCCATGCGTAGCGGGCAGGTTTCGCGTGTCTCATGGGTTGCCATGCCATGCGCGGGCTCATAGGATCATCCCGAGAATCAGGGTGATCGCAGTGTTGTCGTCCTCGATCTCGGCTTGCCGGCGGGCTTCGGCCTCGGCTTGTGTAAGCTGGATCTGGCGGAGTTGGATTTCCTCGTCGATGCGGGCGAGGGCGTTCTGGAGGGCTTCGGCCTCCTGGGCTTCTGCCTCGGCGATCTGCGCATCC